GCCTCGACCGTAAACACCTGCCGGTCAATCGCCGTGGTACGCACACGCACCAGTACGGGCTGATTCATCGCTTCAATGGCATCTGGGTCTAAGCCGAAGTATTCCGCATCATCGATAATGAATTGACGGTACTCCTCAGCCGTCCCGCGTGCGTAGGCCAGTTGAATGGCCATTGAACGCCCATTGCCGGATTCAACCACTCGATCACTGCCAATGATCGGCGCACCACTGTCCGCGCGACCGGTACGGCCTAAACTCTCAGCGTCTAGGCTGGCCGCCACCTTCTGCACCCATGCTTGCGACGTCTCACGGCTACGGTCACGCGGTTGTAGCTCTTGCGGGAACAGCGGGTTTGTATTGCCACTGGCATCATGTGAGGTGATCAGTTGATCGGCCTCGATCACCATGAACTTTGTGCCGACCTTGGTGCCCTTGGCCGTCTTGACGGTGTTGTCTCGGCCTGTGGGGGTGATTTCTGTGGAAGTTGGGTTGACTATTTTCTCTGATTGAATTTTACGCAAATTAAGCATAAAATTATATATGTCACCCCTTGCAGGGGCGGAAGGCTGCTCTTTTTCGGAATCAGCACCGCTTTTGAAACTCTGCAAGGGTGACTTACCATCTCTTAATACAACCTCATGTACATATAACCGCTGCATATTTGCGTCACTGCGAACCTCCATGAGCAATCGATAACTCTTACCCGCAATAGCGACGGGTGCTGCAATAATAAAAGCTGTAGGCTTTCCTTTGGTATCAGGTAGCTTGCCAAGCAACACACCATCCTTAATCGCATCTGGTACTAAATAAAATGCCTTGGCTTTAGTGGCGCTCATTCCATGATTGGTTGAGTATTTTGCAGCCTTTGTATCAATCACAATGTTGCCCAAATCAGATCGACTGACTACGCCACCTGTTTTTTCACTCCAATACTCCCCAACCCATTCAGCAAGAATTTTGAGCTTATCAAATCGAGGAACCTCATCACCTTCCATTGATGCAACTGGATCAGCCGTATCTAACCATTCCAGATTTGCAATCGCCTGATCTTGGGTCAATTGAGTACCGATATTTTTGGTTTTTTGATCAGGTAGGGCGCTTAAACACCGTCTCAACACCCCAAGCGGATCATCTTCAATGTCTTGGTCAGTAATGCCTTCTAGCTCACTACCAATAGAGTCAAAGGCCGCCAAGGACTTCACCACATTGACTGGAATCAAGCCAGAACCACCTATTTCGTTTATTTCAAAAATGTACCGCTGGCCGTCTTTAATCGACTTGTAATCACGTGGTTTACGCTTCCATTCATCCATCGTGATGGTCTTATAATCAGGGTTATACGCTGCTTTTGGAGTGCTTTTTTCTGAGCTTGCCTTTTTGATCTGTGACGCCTTCGTGGGTACATCAAAACCTTTGGCTTTGAGCCGATTAACCAGTGTTTCCACACTGTACGGTTTGTTTTTATACAGCGACGTGAATTTAATGGGGTCCCAGCCCCCGCCAATGGTTAAACTGGACGGCAAGCCGTCACGACTAAAGCCAATAGCCTTGACCTCATTGCCTGCAAACTTGGTTGGTAGCGTGCTGATCAACAACCCCCATAGATCCATAGCAGCTTGATCCACTACGGCATCTGCTGCATCTTGTTGCTGCTGGCGCTCGAGCTGGCGTTGTTCGTTATTCATGGCAGAACGGACAGCATCATAAATAAAGTTTGGTGCGGTATTATCCATCCACTTTTCAATCTCTATGGCTGTTCTGTCGTAACTATTACCGCGTTGTTCGACTTGGCGTGTATTGAGCTTAGAACCTCCGGCCATAAAACCAGAATAAACACCGCTACGTGATGCGGCAAGACGTTTGATCTTTGAAATAAATTGCGCCTGAAGGTCAGAACTTGCCTGATCAAAAGCCACTTGCTGTTCTACGGTTTCAACATGTGGTCGTGCCTTTTCCATAGCACCACGCACTATATCAATATAGCGCTGATTAAAGCCGTTTGTTGTCGCTTCTGAATTTCGTGTTGAGTGGTAGAAGCTCTGATTGACTTCATCCCAAGGAAAAGGAAGCAAGCCATCCGTCTGAATAGACGGGCTGTCTATTATTTGCTTCGCATCTTGAAAAAAAGGCACATCATCGGCGCTAGGCAAAGTAGGTATAATATAATCAATCAACTTATTGATGAAAGTTTTTTTAAAAGATGCGTCATTAAAAATGCGATTAACAAAGTCAGCATCTAAGCTATAAATATCCTTTAAAATAATATCAAAAATAGGCGATTTTGTGCCTAACCAGTAATCAGCCAACGAATCTTTTTTATTTACACGCACTTGCTGCAATAAATTTTGATCAGCAAGTATCTTACTTGAAAGATACTTAATGTTTTGATCATTTTGTCTTGCCTCAAGTACACCCAAACACACACCCAACACGCCTAGCGGGTCATTCTGCACGTCTTGGTCGGTGATTGCGCCAATGCCTTGGCCAAGTGAATCAAATATCATTCCATCAGGCGGCAAAGACAGCCATTCTTTAAACTCATCCATGCTCATGGTGTCTATACCACCAAAACCCTGCCAATCGTCGCTGTAGTTGGCGTGGTAGGCCTCAATGGCCTGATCTGCATCAACCGCACCCACAACCACCTTATGCTCGTCAAATCGCCCTGTTTGGGGTTCATTCTGTGTAATGACATACACATCACCGGCAAAGTCCGGCTCAGTACGCGGCATCAAGATCACATCGACTTCATCACCATCAGCACCCAATGAGTCTTCGACGTAGCCATAGTGCGTCCGCATGGTGACAGACCATTCTTTGCCGTCTGCGTCCACACCGCTACGGGTAGACCACTGGGGGTTTTCAATGGCAATGGGCAGACCTGCAATGGTCACGTGGCCTTTGACATAATCGCCTGATTCTTTTTGCTCAGGTGTCGGCTGTGGCAGGTCGTTGTGTGGCGAGGTGGCCGCTTGGTGTGCCAGTTGGTCGGTCACATGATAAAGCGCCATACGCGGGAATGTTTTCCACGCATCGCGCGGAGTGATGTCGCCAATACTCATTTCAAAAACCAAAATAGCCCACGAATGGGGCTATTGTGGCGAATCTATGGGCATGGCTTTGGCTTGGGTTCCGCTATGCAGCCATCCGCTGGCATTGCTCAACAATGATCCGCACTGCTGGGCGTAATTGAGGGTGTTCAGGGTCTTTTTGACCTTCGGCCTCGACTTGCTCAATCAACTCGCGGGTTATTGGCGCACCGTCAAGGACGGACTGGTATACTGGGTTTATGGCGGCATCAGGATTAGCGGTTGAACCAACACCACCCAAAAGCACGACAATCTCAATAACGCGCTTAGATGCTTTGATTTTTGCCAAGCCCTTTAGACTGCCGTTTTTTAGATCGGCAATCAGGTTGACACGCTCTTTTGACAGCTTGATTTTTTCCATCGCTTTCATGGCTTAAACCTCCAGTGCAATGGCGTATTGAGCATAAGCCTCTGCCGCCTGTTCAAATAATGCCTCAAGCTCAGGTGGTAGGTTATCGCCAATCCGTTCAAGCTCATCACCAGCGACTGAAAGGTCGGATTTGCCGTCAACAATCGATTGTAGGTATTGAGCATCAGGGTTGGTTGCTGGCACTATTTGCTCCTGTACCTGATTAAGACCAAGGTTTGCTAAAAGCGCATCATCTTCTTCTGGGGTGCTTTTGATGGGTGCCGCCGCTTGAGCAACATTGTACCCAGCATTTTCCAGTGACTTAATGACTTGCTGTAGGTGTGCAGTTGGAATCTTTGCATCCGTTGCAACATCCAAGTCTGGGAAGGCCTCTTTCCACGCCGCTTGCATACTGACAGCCATTTCTCGCCAAGCCTGTTCACCCTCTGGCGTATTCGGCACGAACGAGGTAAACAAGCCATTTGTGCGGTATTCAAGATCAGGTGCACCGCCACCAATTTTTGACCCATCTGGGTTTAGGCCACGTTGGGCAAGCCACCGCACCGCACCAGCACGGGTTTTAAATGTCTTGCTATCCACAAGCGTTAATGCTGTAAATGTGCCATCAGGATTTTCTGCCATGCCTTTAACCAGTGATTCACCATTACCCATGTCTGTTTTGGTCAGGGTTGGCTCAACCTGTCGGGTGTGTTCAGCATAATGCTGTTCCGCCTCTGCACGGGTCGCAAACGACGCAATGCCTTCAGGCCGCACCGACAAAAACGGATGCGCACTACCATCCTCGGTATCCCAAACGCCAGAGTAGCCAATTGGGGGTGTTTTTGGCTCAGGTACTGGAGCCGGTGGTCGCATAACCACACCCGCATCAATTTTTGCCTGTAAATCGGCAATTTCGGCGTCAAGATCCATCACCTGCTGGTTCTTGTCGTTAATCAACTGTTCGACATCGGCCAAGGCTTTTAGGTTTTCGTCTTTTTTGGCATTGGTCCGCTTAAACCGCGCACTGTTGGCGTGTACCAGCTTCATGATACGACCGGCCAAAACTGGTAATTGCACATCTTCGCCTTGGTTCGGCTGTACCGCCGCTGAAATATCGCGCTTATTCAGCAAAAACTTCCAGCTGATCAGAGTGTCACTTGGCAACAGCTTTGCCGGTGTGCTGTCTGGGTTGTGAAAAATAATTGATACCGACTGACCGTCCGACAGATCAAACATGGCCGCCACCTGCGTGACCTTGTTTTTCTTGAATGGTTCAGATTGCGAGACCGTCGAAACGGTAATACCACCCGCGCTGGTTGCCTTACTCATTGCCGAACTCAGACGGTCCATGAGTTTTTGCATCTGGTTGTTTTGCACAATCAGCGAGTCATAGCCTTCAACTTCGCCATCGTCGCCCATTGCCAGCGCCTTGAGCTCATCAAGGGTCATGCTGTCCAGCATCAAGCCGTCGTCATCAACCTTGGTCATGTCCAGTAGCAAGGACAACGACGTGCCGTCATGACTCAGCAGCTCTAGGCCGTCCCACATGACCGCCTCACTGGTTGTCATGTCCTGCATACGCGCCAAGTCTTTTGGCTTGAGGTGTGACGTGTAGCTGTGTAGCTTGGGATTGTCTAGGTGACGCATCAAGCCCGGTGCTGACGTTTCGGCGGTGCTGACCACCACGCTATCAAACATCCGTCCGTATTGACTCATCGCCCAATCAGCAGCTTCTTGGTCATCAACGGCACCCAGTACCGCAATGCTGTCAAACATGCCATTGTCGCGCTTTAGGTTGACCACCTGCCACAACATCGCATCCGTGGCCGACTCACTCATGATTGCAGGGATACGCCGCGCTGCGCCTTGGATATGGCCGATATGGTGTTGGCTGTATACGATGGAGTCAAAACCGGCAATGTAATGGCCGTTATGGGCATTGGTTTCTTGTACAAAAATGCGTTTACTAGACACGGAAAATCCCCGATGTGCGGTCTGTTGTGTCTAGTGTGCGCGTAAAAAAACAGACCGCTTGGGCTGGGTTACGTTATGGCCTGTCACTCAAACGGGAACATGCGCGTAAACGTCATAGGGATTTCAATAGGGCTGGATGAACTGGCATCTAGCTCTATGCTGGCAGATTGCAGTGATACCAGAAAATTTTTCTTTAATGGCCTGTTAGCAATGTCATAAGGTCTGAATAATTCAATCGTCACATAAAACATATATTCAGCAGGCAGCCCTTGCGTCCCATCTGGCTTGAACATAGCGTCTTTAATAATCTGAATGCTATTGGCAATGTCGGCTTTTTCAGTCTCAATCATGGTGATTTGAAAATCACTTACAGACTGCCCGGTGACATAATTATGCTGAAAATGCCCAGCTTTTGTTGACTCAGTTTCCGCATCAATCAAGGGCAAAGATGTGCTTGTGGCTAAATAAGTTAGGTTCGCATCCTGAAAAATTTCAGCGCCAAATATCCGAGAATAGTCATCGGAAAATACTCTAAAATAAACAATATAGTGCGCTTTTTTGAGTACACCAAAATCTCTTATGTTTTTATACAGCGCAAACGCATCGGCAGACGATTGCCCTGCCCACCAGCCTGATGATGCAGGCGATCCTTCGATAACCATAGGATCATAAACATCTTCCATTAGATACCCTCCTCATCGTCATCATCTTGCTGCGTCAACGGATCACCCGCTGGCGGTTCTATTGGCTCACCCGGTTGATCAAAACCATCACCACCCATCGGCGGCGCATTTTTTAAGGCTTTGGCGATTTTTTCCGCCTGCTCTAAATCCATGCCGCCAATATCTTCTAACATCATGGTGTATGTATCTTCATCTAGCCCCAGTTCCTTGAGCGCACCAATCGCTTGGGATGTCAAAGCAAGCGTGTTCATACGCGTTTGCTTGTTGGTTAGCGCTTCGGTCGCGGCGGCTGATTGGTCGCTGTAGTATTCAACCTGCCAAGGCAAATCAACCCCATCAAGCCATTCGTTGTGCGCATAGGCCCAGTCCAGACGGCATATGTCATTGACCCATTCTGTACTGGCCTGACGAATCAACTGTGACCGGCGCATAATCTGTGCAGACGCATGAAATGCCGCCCCATCACCCAAGCCACCGGCCAACATATCAGCCCAACCCACCATTGATGGATCAGTCCCTAAACCGCCCATCATCCGGCGAACATTGATCATAAAGTATTCAATGTTAATGGGGGTGCTGCGTTGTCCCATAATATCGCCAACAGGGTTTAAAATCTGTTTATCACCAAATGTTGGCAGCACATGCACCTGTGTAGCCCAAATCGAATCGCCGCCGGATAGCGCGTTTCTCACAAATTTTTGATGACCATCAATAATTGAATTCAAGCCATCTTTATATTTTTTACGCTGACTAAGCGGCATTCCAGACATATCAACAGTCATAAACATTTGCTTTACTGCATCGGCAATCTGTTGGCTGTTCATACCTGCCAATGCCAGATGCACGTTGCGATAAGGCTCCTCAATTTCAAATAAAAATGATCCGCCAACCTGTGCTTCCACAATCGGCATTTCGGAACGCACATCTGCTTGTAGCATTTTAGCTCTGATCAGCCCTTCGACCATATCGCGCTGGGGCACGTTTGTGACCCGTGGCATTTTAAGGCGCAGCATCTGCAAGCGCGTTAGCCGTGTGACCGTGCGCTGCCAGTCTTTCGGCTCTAATATGCTGTATCCAATGTTTTGACCACCTTGCTCGTATGCCATGACCAATGGGGGAAAGGTGTACTCATTGCACATCATATCGACAAGGCCATAGCCTTTCTGGCCATACATGCGACTGTAGGCATCACCAAAGCCCACTGCATCCCGGCAGACCTTCACACAGTTTTTATTGATTAAATGGCCGACCCGTTTTTGCATGGCTTCGACTTTTTGCCGTAGCTCTTTATTTTTATGACCTTCACCCCTGATTTTTTCGTTTGGGATAATAAAGACCATCTCAGCGCGGCTTTCATGACCACCAAGCGCAGCCGTCACCTGCAATGCCAAGCCCTCGGCAATGCTGGGGTCAGTCTGCATCTTGTGCCACGTGCTATATATTTCAATCCGCTTACGTCGCTTGGTCTCCTTGGTTTCATACGTGCCAAGGGCGAACGGCTCCATCATTTCATAGATCGGATCGACGTCGTGGACTGATGCAAACGACTCTGTTTGAGCGTTTAGTCTGGCTGTACTTAGCCGGTCTACCAACCACCCACCTAAACCCTTAGACATAAAAATAGGCCAATCATACGAATTAGCCTATTTTGCGGGTGTTGGTTATCTCGGCTTGAGCTGGGTTCCTGTCCTACCTATGGCACCGTAGGCGCTGTCGGGACGGTCGGTAGTTCAGGCAGGTTAGGTAGGCTGGGCATGGTCGGAATGGCGGGTAATGGAATTGAACAAGACACCAATGACTCGGCCTTTCGCTCAATCGCCGTCACCAGCTTAACCATTGCGGCAATATAGGCCGCAATTTGCATCTGATAACCAGCAATTGGCTTAATGATCGGATCAATCAGGGTGTGCACCAGCTTGTCCAGATACTCCAAAACCTTCATAGGGTCGGTCGGCAGTTCTAGCAGCTCAAGATAAGGCGTAAACACGTCCAGTTTAGCAATGGCATCATCAATATGCTGCTTGATCACAGCAACGGCTTCCGCCGCCGCTTCCTTCAACGCTTCGCAATCAATGGCACCTTCGACCTGATCGGTCATTTTGTCCAAAAACTCAGTGTTGACTTCGCTCATAATCACCTCAAAAAATGTTGGTAATAATCCCATCGGTCACAGTGATAATTTGACCCGTCACGCTGACGAATGTTCCTGTGGCCCCCGTACCCACTGACAAATTGCCGGTGACCCGCATTGCCCCCACGACCTTTGTCGTAATAGCCTCGATTAAAGCGCTATTTTCAGCAATCAACTCAATTTGCTTTTGCCGAATCCGGCGCACGTCCTTTAACGCACCTTCACCATGGCTACGATAAAACGCAATCACAGGACAACCGGTGTCACTTTGCTCAAAAAACACATAGACGTCAGCCCCGGGCAAAATCTCGCGCTCGGTGTCTTTGTCGTCATCGCCCACAGGGTAAGCAAACGTGGCCTTCAAGCCATCCTCCGCACCATCTGTGATTCCAGCAATACTGATCTGAGCCGTACGCGCCGCAGCGTTATAGCTCAGAATCTTTGCAGGGTAAAAACCGAGGTGCATAGCGACCATCCCAAAAGTTAAGAAAACCGTTCACATTTAATATAAAAATATTGATTTTCATATATCTGAGAAGTATCGGTATCACAAACAACCTGCCTTAGATATTGCACATGAACATGCTCGTTTGCAGTGATCTGTAGATTGACCACAGCATAATTGGTAATACTTGCAGTCACCATGCCAGCGCCAAGCAGCTTGATATTTGATTGACTGATACCCTCAATCGCAATTTGTATCTCTTTTGAGGTGTCGGAGTAAATAATCGCACTTTTCCATCCACCACATGCAGCATGATAATTTGGCAACATTAAATCTGATGCGGCGCTCATATTATAAATGCCACGATCTTCAATGACAGATGGGAAAACGCCATATCCAGCAGCGTATACAGATGTGTATACATGATCATGGAAAAAAGAAACGGACTCTTTTGGTACGACTACACCACCAACAAGAAAAGCACCGTAGCTGCCATAGAAAGCTTCTGCATTCGACCGAACCACATTGAATTTTTCCAAGCTGAATTTTTCAGATACATAACTGCCAATAACGACATAAAAGCCATTCTTTTCAAAAAGGCCGTTAGGATTATTATCACTGGCATCAGATACATCTTGTGCCATTAAATACACACCATCACCAAAAGGTCTGTATCGTGGCGAATCACCCACAAGAAAAACATTAGCGGCCAGCAAATAGGCCGAAACCTGTGTGTCGATCAACGCATCAGTCAGTGCTTGATCGGCTGACATACGGTCGTTCTTTTCAGCTGTGTCGGCGGCTGTGCGGGCGTTTCTTTCAACTGTGTCTGCCATAGTACGGCTAGCAGTTTCGGCGGCGTGTGATGCTGCCAACGCCTCAGTGACTGCCAAAACTTGAGCAATAACATCTTGCTTTTGGTCAATGACAATCACATTTGATAGGCCATTAATAAAAATGACATAGCTGCCAACTGAAAGTTGTTTGCCAGAAAAAATGCCACTACCTGCAACACGGTAGACAAAGCCATCTTTTGCGCCCAGTGGTGCTGATGCGTCTTCATCTGCTGTACCCGCCAAGAATGCTAGATCACCAACATCATCACGAGTCTCACCATAACTGGCCAACGATAAGGCTTGCGCAGAAGATGCGAGGATTGGATAAGTTTCACCATGCCCATCAATGCTTAATACATAATCAGATGAAATGGTCATTTTTAGCACGCCAGACGATATTGCCATGGGGTCGATTGTGCCCGTTGCGCCATCCGTCATGATGATGGTTTGATAAAACCCACCACCGGCATTGCCCACATACAAAAGGCTGTCTTGAGCCATGCCATCCGTTTGTAATTGAGCCAGTTGATCGCGTATATCAATACCCGACTCAGTAATGCCAATCATGAAATAGTTACCAACTATTGTTGGCAAATCAACCTGCACTGTCAGTGGAAACGCAATGATAGATCCTTTAGCAACAGCCACATAACCACTAGCATCCCCTTCTAGCGCCGGACGATCAACGACGGTCAATATGCCGTCACTGATGACACAGCCCGTTGTAGCCGTTAGTGGATTAGGGGTAAGTGTCTGTACCACCCAATCACCACAACTAAATTGATCTTGCGCATATTCCACGATTTGCGCAGGCGAAATGGTTAAGTCGCCAACTTCACCGGTCGGCATTTTTTCCTGTCCAGTGACCGTGGCAACCAACGGGCGACTATTGATAAAACTCATACGTTAAACTCCACTGGTTGACCTGATGCCCATTGTATGGTGCTGCCAGACGGCCACGTCCATGCTTGATTTGGCAATGCTGCGACGCGGAGCACCCATACCCGCCCCACCACATCAATGCAGTCTTGTACTGCCTGATAATCGGGATTTTCAGGGTCATAGCCCAAACGCGCTTTGATTGTGTCTTGTGTGATCAACATGGGCATATCGGTACGCCCACGTCTAAAACGGCCTACAAATACGGCGGTATTTAGGCCATTGGCGGATGCACCAGTACCTGAGCGATCAATGATCCCCTGATGCTGAATGCCGACTGCTTCGCCTAACACGGATAAGGCAAACATAAGACCTCGTTAAAGACTCGACAGCCAAAATCGGCTTGCCATGACGCTATTACCGCCTAATGCGCCCGAATCGAAACGATGCGCAGCAGTCAGGATCAGCAGCTTGTCATCACCGACCATCACCACGTCACCAGCTTGACGCGCCATATTGAGCGGTCGCGTCATCGTCGCTCGATGAATCAGCACTTTTTCAAGGTTTTTAAGCTGACGCTGGGTCATTCTGGGTCGGTAATCCACCGGACGGCTTTGTGTGGTATCGGTGCCGTAGACCGTCGAACCATCAGGGTCAATCGACACAAACGACGGTACATGTAGGTTCTGCATCATTTGAGTTTTGATCCATGCCACTGCACTGGGGTCGTATTTCTCAACCACTGGCGCATTGAGTAAATCAGTAATTTTGCTTACGGCAAGGCGCTTGCCAGACAGGCGAACCACAGCCGCCTCCTGTTGACAGCGCTTGGCAATTTCAAGCGTCGGCACGCCGCCTTTTAGGCAAACAAAATAGGGCAATGGCAAGTCATCACTTGATCCCATGCGCCCACCACATGACCGAATGGCACTTAAAAACGTGGTTTTCTCTAAGATCACCGCCTTGTTCATTGGTTCAATCAGACCTTGGCAACCAGACAACACAGCAACCAAGGCAATGCCACCAACTCGCCGATCATCTTTAATCGTCTGCGTCTGTAAGGGCTGCACCTTGATGACAGTCAATGGAATGCTTAAATCGCCCACTAGCAGTTCTGCACCTTCGACAAGCGCCGCCACAAGGTCGGGATGATTGCGTACTGTGAGCTCAAGCGTAGCGGGTACCGGCACAAGATCCGTGCGATACGTTGCGCTGATCAGCTCACTGGTCGGGATAAGTGCACCGGTACTACCAATGACGATAATCATAGCTTGAGCGGGTCAATGCTAAAGGGCGCCTCAATAAAGGCGGCACGTTGCATCTCAAGCCGTGCGTCTTTGTACAACTGTTCAGCTTCACTGATCGACAGGCCGTAGCCTTCGGTGCCAAGGCTTTTGGATGCGTCCGACCGTCGCGCCTGAATAATGGCGATATGCGCCCGAACGACTGGCAAAATAATTTCCCATTCGTAGGCATCCAATGTAAGGACGTGATCTAGCTCTATGGGCGCTGTAGCCGTCCGCTGCACCTCTAACGTGGCCCACGTCGCG